TCATCTTTGATTGTTGCGTTGCCTGAAGTTTTGTTCTTTCATCTTTTCTATCCTCCTTCATTTCTTCTTTAGTCTTCATACCATCAACTTCAATTCCCTTAAGTTGCATTTGGTATTCAAACTCTTTTTGCATCAACATCAATTTCATATCAACCTCAACCTTCATCTTCTCTATCTCTGCACTAACTCTAGCTTGTTCAACCATAGCTTTGCTTTGACCCTCTAATTGAATTAACTGCGCTTTACTTTCAGATGCTGCTTGAGCTGACTGCATATTTCCTTGAGTTTGAGCTTGTATCTCTTGCATTTTTTGCTCTTGCTTCTCCTTCATTCTCTTCTCTTTCTTAATTGAAAGATACTTAGATGCTACTGCTATATTTTTAATTCCAAGAATAGCGTATTTATCTTCAACACCAAGATTACCTTGTTGTATTTCAAATGTAATATCTCCTTCAAGTTTAGCTCTTTCTTCTTCATCTGGAGTTAACTCAATGTTTATTGCGAAGTCGTGAAGATATATATCTTTTATCTTTTCTAATGCAATTACATTGTTAGACGATATTTTATTTATAAGGTCTTTCTTCATATCAGAGAATTGTAATACGTCTGCAATTCTTATTGTAACGCATTTAGCAAGCTCTCTAGTTATAAACATACTTCCAGCTAATATATGTCTTGTTGCGACATTAGAAGAGTATGCGGCCATTTTCTGAATACCAACTAAACTATTCTTGTCTGGATTACTTGCGTCTATAGCTTGATTTATACCTGTAACAGATGCAATCATATCCATAGATATTTGTATAGAATTCCATAAAGAAGATATTTTATCTTGACCAGAAGAGTGTCTTATTTCTTGAATAGGCACTTTTGCGTTATTAAATTCACCACCAACAGTAGAACTTCTACCTATAACAGATCCTGTTTGGAAGTACATATTCATAGCGTCTTCTACAGTATAGGCATTTCCTCCTCCAAGTTTTATTCCCGATAATCCATCAACGTCAATAAATTGACCATCTGGAACAACTCTTTGTTTTACTTGTTGTAGTTTTAACCAAGACATTTGTATGTCATCTGCAAAAGGTATCATTCTATTCACTGTTGAATCAATGAATCCTTTATACATTTTAGGAGCTATACCAATATAATTTGGCTGAACTTTGTTTAGGTTTGAATTTTCTTTAACCATATTCTTACAAACTTCCCACTTCAATAGAATGTTTGTACCTAATACCAAGATACCTTCGAACCAAACTTCTTCAACTTTTACTAACTTTTCAAATTCAACATCTCCAGTTCCTTTGTAAACAAAATCATTTTCTTTTGCTATAACTTTTAATCCTCCTTTTGAATTCTTCTTCTTTTTCCAAACCTTCTCTCTAGAGGTTTTATAGTTGAAGTAAAGCAATCCTAACTTACCATCTAGAACATCTTGAGGTTGACCGTTTAAATTCAACTCATAGTAATTATTCCAAGAAGAAGATATACTTTGTAATCTTTGCTTTTGCTCTTCTGTTAGGTTGGGGAACTCTTTATAAACCTCTGATAAATTTGTATTCTTATATTCTCCATAGTAGAAACAATCTTGAAAGTATGGGTCTTCAGTATAAGACCAAATAAGATTGGCTGGATCAACGTACTCTACTTTAATACCATCTCCTTGAATAAATCTGTGTTTTCCAAATCCAACTCCAATCTCGATGATATCTCTCTCGATTCTTCTTCTTGTAATCTCATTATAATTGTTCTCATTAAACACAGTCTCTACAGCAACCTCTACAGCCTGCTCAATAGGTGGTTTAAATTCGAACTCCATTTTAATATCTATTTCGTCTTCAGACTCTGGTATCTGATCAACTGGTACAGACGCTAAATCAAAACCTGTTTGTTTTTTGGCTTCAAGTATAAAGTCTTTAGCAATCATATCAGTCTGAAGTGATTTTCTTTTTTTAGACTTATCTTCAACAGATGTTGGATCAACTGCAATTGCGTTTATGGAGAATTCTCTTTGAGCCATACCATTTGCAAGTAAATCTACATACTTTGGTATAACAGGAACAATTTTCCAGTCAAGGTTAAGGTATGACATACTTCCGTTTACTGCGAAAAACTCTTTGTATTTAGCTACACTCTGAAGACCATTGGCATACATTCTTCTTTTGTGAAACTCATCTCTTTGTTGATAATACTTACAAGTAGTGCTTTCTCTTTTAAACCATTCATATTGAATAGCTTCTGCTACTTGCGTTCCAAAATCAACTCCCTTTTGAACCTCAAATGGTACGTTTTGACTTGGGAAACTTCTGTAAGTAATGGAAATACCTTCCGTTTTCTTTTTTATCATTTTATTTATCTATTATAAGTCTTCAAATTTATAACTATATCCTCAGCAACTTTTTGTGCTGGAGCATACATTTTTCTGTTTACAGCCATAATAGCTAGTCCAGAACTAATAGAAGCATCATACTTTGTTCTATTATTTATATCAAATTTCATCCAATCTTTTAATGTATCATTGAATAATATGTTTTGAGGGATATCTCCATCTTCACTAATTATTCCAACATACTTCTCTATGTAAGATTCTATAGCTGTTGCGTGCATTTGCTTAACATCTTCAGAGGAGTTAGGCATACCACCCAATTCTTTCTCTGTTGGCGACAATCTATTCTCTGGTTTATCAAATCTAGTAATACTAAATCCTCTATAACCTCTATTCTTAAAGTGATATAAAAGTCTTGGTTTATTATTCTCCGCCAATATAGGCATACCATAAAATACACAAGCCATCAATACATCTTCAAAAAATATTTCAGCAGTCTTTGGTCTTGCAACATACTCTAAAAAGAACGTGTTATTCGGTGCATTTGAAAAACTAAGACCTGTAAGTCCGTGTAATGCTCCTTTAGACGCTCTGTTTGTATCTTCATCATAAGAACCATCTTTTCTAACTCCTTCCACTGTTCCTGATATATCGTATGTATCACAACCAAAAGAACCTATATCTCCATTCAAAGGGTGTTTTGAATACCCTCCGAAATTATTTCTCATTTCAAATTTGTTTCTCATCTCCTCTGGAGGAATCCAAGAAACCTTAAACCTACCTTTTTCATTAGGATGCCACTCAACAATAGTATCTTTTATTCCATCTTTCCATTGGAAATTACCAGTAACTATTCTTTTCTCAGCCTCGTGGTCTTCATTAATTTTTACTTGCTCTAATATCTTTTCGATATTAAATGTTGACTGAAGAAGCTCGTCTCTGAACGCTTCATCTATTGTCATTGGAAATGCTCTTAACTCTTCGTTATAAGCAATATCACTTTCTTTTCTTTTACTACTTCTTTTAGCCTCTAAAAACTGAACACTTCCAACTGTCTTTTTGTCTCCGTGAACATTGATGAATGAATCTCCTTTTTCAACAAGTTCGTGACACACACCATACCTGTCAGTAAATTCCTCCATATTTTTATGTGCAGGTAAGAAGTAACAATACAAACCAGAAGGAGTCCTTCCAGTTATGCTATTTCTTTTGCTTATCTTAGATGCCTTATATAATCTATAAAACTCTTCACCACCTTTATTCATTGCATTTACCGTTGAACCAATAAATGCCTTACCAACTACTTTACCACCCGTATCAAATGTAGGTGACACCTGGCCCCAGTGTTTCTCGTAGTTAGCTGGCCTTGTCCATTTAGATGCCTCATCACCTAAATATCTATACATTCTCTGTCCATCATAAGACGAATCTTTTGTTGGCTGATAATCTATAAATGTATTTAGGTAGTCATCTGTATTTGTGTCTTTATTCTTTTTAAAACTTTTACTTCTATCTGTTGGTTTTGCAAACTCCAAGAAGTTCTTACTATCTTCTGAACCCTTTACAACTGGTTTAAAGAAGAAAGGTAAATTTAAATAACCGTATCTTAATTTGGAAAATGCCATTTTTGCATCTTCGTCTGATTTAGATGTCATACCTATCCTAGCATTTGCTGTTGAGGTAGAATCGTTAAGCAACTGACATATTATCTGATAAGTAAAACCAGTACGTCTTGACTTAACAAATAATTCACCTAAACATCTTGGGTCTACAATACAAGCCTCTGTAAAATAGAACATATCTCTCTGAGCAGTTCTAAAATCCATATAAGTACCTGTATCCTCCATTTTAACCCAGTTAAGTGCAAAGTAGTGAGTTCCAGTTAGATATTCAGCTTTACCATTATTCATAAACCAAATACCCTCTCTTCTTCTCCTAAACTCCTCTATTATATACTCGGTATATGCCTCTGCATTATCTTGAGACAATCCACTTGGCGGCTCTTGCCTTCTCCAATACTGATTCTCTTTCTTTTCATTCCAAAACAAAATGTCTTTTCTATATGGAATCTTAGGTAGTGTAATCTTTAAATCACCAACACTAATAACATCTCCTTTAGTTCCTTTCGGATCTATCATTACAGAATCGTTATCAGAGTCATACCACTCTTTGTAGTAGTTCTTTTTAGGTAAGAACTCACCAGTAGCAAACTTCTCTGGATACCCTCTTTTAAATTCATTCTCCTTCAGATTAATCTTGTCAGAATCTATTTGCATTCTAAGCTCAATTAACGAGGAATCAATTTCTATAATTGCTTGATGAATTGATGGTTTTACCGATATAGCTAAGTGGTGTTTCGATGGATCTAACTCATCGTAGTCTATCTTGGCTCTAAGAGCCTCTCTAAGCACGTTTAAGGCAATATCTCCAGCCTTAACAAGTCTTACTACGTATTTCTTAAATTTATCCTCAGAAGGCGAATTTGCACTATTCTGCCATCTTAATAATAATTCTTTTCCGTACTTAAATGAATCGACTTTTGCTTTTACAATTGTTTTTACTTTGTCTGGCTCAATTATAGACATATCTGTATCATACTCCAATCCTTCGATTA